CTCAACACTGTGGGGATCACCACGGCGCCGCAACCCGGCGTTTCGGACACCGTGCCGGTGTCGGGGACGGCCGCCAATCTGCAAGGGCAGTAAATGACTGACATCTATCTCAAGCCGGCCCCGATCGAGATCGAGGGCGAAACCGTGATCGCGTTGGTGCGCGATCCGCTGACGTTCATTCCGCTCGATCCGAACGGCGAGTGGAAAACCATGTCGCAATATTGGGCGCGCCGGCTTCGCGATCGTGATGTCGAGCGCGCCGATCCCGTCGTTACCTCCGCGCACGCTCCGGCCGATGCCCCGGCCGCGCCGGCGGCCTTCGCGGTGTGCGCCAATTGCGTGACGCCGGATGCGTGCAGCAACGCCGGGCGCTGCGCTCGGGCGCCGCTCGCCTAACTCCACCTCAACCGCAAATCACCACCTCAACCGCCCGGCGCTGATGCCTCGGGGGAATACGGAGTCACGTCAATATGTCCGTCGCTTTCAACAACATTCCCGGCAACCTGTTGGTGCCGTTCTTCTACGCCGAGATCAATTCGGGCGGCACGCCGTTCCAGAACGATCCGCGCGTCGTCCTGATCGGGCAGAAGCTCGCTTCCGGCACGGCTGCGGCCGGCACGGTTATCGGCCCGATCCAGAACCAAGCCGAGGCCGACGCGTTTTTCGGTGTCGGCTCGATGCTGTCGGCGATGTTCAAGATCGCGCGCCGCAACGCGCCGTTTCAGCCGCTTTGGGCGCTGCCGCTCACCGATCCCGCCGGCGCCAAGGCCGCCGGCTCGCTCACGTTCACCGCGCCCGGCGTCACCGGCGCCGCGATCCTGTGGGTGCTCGGCCGCCGCGTCGTGTTTCAGGTCAATACCTCGCACACTGCGGCGCAGGTTGCGACTAACGCGGCTGTTGCGATCAACTCGGCCAATCTGCCCTTTGTGGCGGCCGTGGATGGCACCACGCCGGCCAAGATCAACGTCACCGCGCGACACAACGGCGCGCTCGGCAACGGGCAGGAAGTGACCTATGCGAGCGACGAGTCGAACGTGCTCAACGCGAGCAACGTGACCGTCGTGCCGCTGACGGGCGGTAACGGCGTGCCCGATCTCGTCGCGCCGCTGTCGAGCCTCGGCGATCAGGAATTCGATTTCCTCGTCGGCCCGTATAGCGACTCCACCTCGCTCGACGCGATCCGCGATTTCCTCGACGACACTGCCGGCCGCTGGTCTCCGATCCAGCAGCTTTACGGCCACTACTTCACGGCGCAGTTTGGCACGCTGTCGGCCCTTGTGACGGCTGGCAACGCGCGCAACGATCAGCATGTGACGCTGATCGGCTCGCAGCGCTCGCCGACTCCCGAATGGGAATGGGCGGCGGCGGGCGGCGCCAAGGCGAGCGCGCATCTCGGCGACGCGCCGGAAGTGTCGCGGCCGTTGCAGACGTTGACGATGGACGGCGTGATGCCGCCGCGCGATCGTTCGGTGTGGTGGGATATCACCGACCGGCAGGCGCTCTACGCCGACGGCATCGCCGGTTGCAAGGTCCGCTTTGACGGCCTTGTGGCGATCGACCGTTTCGTGACGACGTATCAGAAAACCGCCGCCGGCGTGAGCGACGGCACGTTCCGCGACGTTGAAACGATGTTCCAGCTCATGTTCACCGTGCGTTACTTCAAAACGGCGGTCAGCAACGTGCACTCGCGGCAAGCGCTGGCGGATGACAATCCGTTCAACCTCGCCGAGATCGCGACGCCCAAGTCGATCCGCAACACGCTCGTGCACGCCTACAACGATCTCGTCGCGCTCGGGGTGCTCGAAAAGGGCGATCTGTTCTCGCAATACGTCAACGTCGAGCGCGATCCGAATGACGCCAACCGCGTCAACGCGTATCTGCCGGTCGATGTCGTCAATCAGTTGCGCGTGTTCGCCGCCAACGTGACCGCGTTCCTGCAATACCAGACGCCGAGTGGCGACGCTGCGGTGAACGTCTAAGCGCAATCCTTCGGCGGCTGGCTCACGCCGGGCGCCGATCCCCGCATCATTCTTTTGAGGTAAACCACACATGGCAGAAAATGACTGTTGCGATAGCTTCGGCGGTCGCATCTCGATCACCGTTGACGGCGACCGCTTGACGCCGAGCGAGGGCGACATCACGCTCGATCCGACCAACATCACCGTCACCGGCGGCGCAAATCAGGACGGTTCGCCGTTCTATACGTCCAAGCCCAAGCTTTACGGCGCCGATCTCAATTTCCGCAACGGCTGCGGCATCACGTGGGATGACAAGCTCCGCAAGTGCAAGATCGACGTGACGATCTCCGAGGAAGATAATTCCCGAACGCACATCTTCACCGGCGCCCGCTTCACCGGCGAGCCGAAACTCAATCTGAGCACCGGCGAGATCAGCGGCATCAAGATCGAGGGGCCGCGCTATCAGCGGCTCAACAGCTAGGCTGTTACTGCCGGCGGGCCTCGCGCTCGCCGGCATCTTTTCGATTAGATCATTCAAGAGGGGGCCGACATGGCACGCGACACGAAAATTGTTCAACTGAAAAAGCCGTTCGCTGGCGCTGCCGGGCTGGTGACGCAAGTCAAAGTTCAAGAGCCGACGGCCGCCGACTATTTCGCGCTCGGCGCGCCGCAAACGTGGGTCAAGGCCTCGGGCGGCATGGCGCTCGTCGATAACGATCAGGCCATCCGCGCTTATGCCGAGCGGCTGATCATCGAGCCTGATCCGTTGCTCGCAATGAACCATATGTCGGTGCTCGATGCGGTTGCGGTTAAGGACGCGATCGTCAGTTTTTTTTCGGAAGAGACTCCGACGCCATCGGCGTGATGTGGGATTACCTCGTGCTCGTCGAGCGCATTGTTTCGGCTGATGTGGCCGAGCGCATGGGGTTGTCGGAGTTGGAGCGCATCGCCGGCCGGGCGATCACCGTGAGGAAAAGGCGCAAGTAATGGGAACGATCCTTGAAGCCCTTGCCGTCATCAAGGGCAAAGACGCAACCGGCGGCGCGTTCGATGCGGTCGCGCAAAAGATCGCCCGCATCAGCCGGGCCGCAAGCGCGCTCAATCGCGATGTGCAAAAGCAAATGAACCTGGCCTCGGCGGCCGAAAAGGTTGCGACGCGAACCGAGCGCGCCTCGTCGATGCTCGGCAACGGCGCGAAAATGGCGATCGGCGCGGCTGCGGCGTATGGCGGCGCGCATCTGGCAATCGCCACGGCCAAGCGGGCCGCGCACGTCGCGGCCGAGCAGGCGCACGAAGAAACCCGGATGAAGGTTTCCGGGATGAGCGACGGCGAGATCAAAGAGGCCGAGGATTTGGCCGGCGGGCTGTCGATGAAATATCCGGCGCTCGCCAAAACCGACATCATGCACGCCGCGCGCAACGCGCGCTCGATCGTCGGCTCATTCGAGGAAGCCTCGGAGATCCTTGAACCGATGATGAAACTCAAGGTGATCGCGCTCGGCGCGCACCCTGAGAAGGCCGACGAGCTTAACGAGGAATTCGACAAGCTGATCAAGGGCGAGGAAATCAAGGGCGTTACGCAAAATCTGCCGCGCTTTGTGCACGGCATGGACATGATGGCGAAGGCCATCAACGTGTTCGGCGACACGCTGCGGCCGACGGACTTTTACGAAACGGTGAAGTACAGCCGGCAAGCCGCCGTGCCGTTGAGCGACAAATTCATGCTCGAAACGGCGCCGACGCTGGCGCAAGAGTTGGGCGGCTCGGGCACGGGTAAGGCGCTCTCGACGTTCTACGGCACCGTGATCGGCGGCAAGATGAAAGACGTTGCCGCCAAGGAGTTCATCAAATACGGCCTCGCCGATCCCGACAAGATCGTGAAAACGAAAACGGGGGCGATCAAGGGCCTCGCGCCGGGCGGCATCAAAGAGGGCCGGCTTGCATCCGAGGACCCCTATGCGTGGGTGAACCAAGTGCTTTTGCCGGCGCTGGCAAAAAAGGGCATCACCGATCCGAAGGATATTCAGGATCATATCGCGACGATGTTTCGCGATAGCACGGCGGCGCAAATGGTCGGCATCTTCGCCACGCAACAGAAGCGCATCGAAAAAGACTGGCACCTCATTGAGAAGGCGCACGGCCTTGAGGCGGCCGACGAATTCCAAAAGAGTGATCCCAAGATTGCCGCGAAGGCGGTCGGCTCGCAAGCCGACAACATCCTATCAAACAC